GGTACGTCTACATCATCAGCTACGTCTGTCATTGGTATTTTCCTTGCTCAAGACGATGAATTGTTTTAGCATCATTTACAAATTTTGTGTATGCGCTTGGCGACATATTTTTAGTCAAATCTTGTATGCGTGCTGTTTTTTCTTCATCAGGCAAATTAGAATTTGCAATGTTATCCATTTGGAATATTTTGGGGTCGTAAGCGTTAGACCATGCTGACTTAAATCTTCCTTCGTGAATACTAGCGTTGATTTCGCCACGCTTTTCACGATAATTTTTAACAGCGGTAGAATATTTGTCAGCCGCACTTGCTTGAGCATCAGCCCTTTGCAATATGTCTTTAAGTGCTTCATTCGATATTTTGGCACTACCACTAAGTTTTTCAGCATCGGCAAAAGAAGCATCAGAACGATTCAATCCCATTGTGTTTGCATTAGAAACAAGCACACCAGCCAAATTTTTAGTTAAACGATCTAATTCTGGATTTTCGAACACATATTTGCCACCAGCTTGCAATTTCTGAGTAAGGGTACTACCTTTAGCCGCATCAATAGCGTTCGTTGCGCCTCGCACGTATTCTTTGGCTTCTTGAGCCTGTTGTTGAAGTGCGGGCAATTTGTTAAAGTTTTCTTGACCAGACTTGAATAAACCTTCTTGAACTGGATTGAGTTGTAACGGTTGTGCTGGTCCACTATATGTAAGATTTGGGTCTTCATTAACAATTTTGGGCATTCCAGGCGCACTAGCTGGTAATTTTGTTTGTGGTGTTGTACCGCCAAATTGACCAACATTAACTTGAGGTGCGCCCCCAGTAGCAGACGGTGTAGTTGTAACAGGCACTTGTTGACCGCCAACTGTGGCAACGTTTGTTGTAGGCGTAAATGCTGTTTGTTGTTGTGGCAATGTAAGCAATTGATTAGCCGAACCAATAGCAATACCAGGTAATTTTGAACGATCGCCCACCATCATTAAATTGCTTTTAGCCGCATCAGCATATTGTTTCATTGATGGACTATCAGGAAATGCTTTAACTAAATTGTCTAAAGCACTAGCATATTCTTTGGGGTCTGTTACGTTAGCACGCCCCAATGCGCCATAGGTAGACGCAACAATTTCTCTTTCGTTTTGACTAAATTTAAGTTTAGCGTCTTTAGCAAGTGTATTGTTTTGGGCAAGTGTAGACAATTTAGATAAATGATCTGCCCCAGTCATTGGCGCAATAATTGGTATAGCTTTGTTAGCTTTAGTCAAATCAATGTCGCCATTTTCGTTCATGTAGTTTTTTGGGTCTTGCATGAATGCATTGAGCTTCAATTGTTCTTTATTACGAATTGTTGCGTTCGATGCTTCAATATCTTTCATTAAAGCGCCAGATTGAGCCGATTCAGATTCAGCTTTAGCTTTTTCAATCATAGCTGGGTAAAGCTCTTTCATTTTCTTTAGTTCATACCCTTTTTGAGCCATGTTCAGCATATCGCTAAGTTTCATTTGCTCAACTTGTGGCGTTTTTGCTCCAATCATTGAAGTATCAATATTAAAAGTTGCCATGTTTTATCCTATTGAGTTCAAAATAGCGGGTAAAGTAATAGCATTAGAGTAAGCCTGTCCAGCACCTTGAATACCGCTTGATATTGCGTTTGCTGAACCCGTAATACCAGCCGCAGTAGCTTGTGCGCCCCCAACACCAAGTTGAGTAATGTTAGAAGCTGTCCCTGTTGCTAAATTAGACAATCCTGATACTGCGTTTGAACCAATACCCGCAACACTAGCTAATCGGTTGAAAATATTACTTTGTTGTGTTTGGTAATTGTTAAAAGCATTTTGATAAGCGTTTGATGCGTAATCTTCAGCAAATTTAGTATTAGCCGTGTTTATGTTAGAACCACCTCCACCTACGTTCATTGCTTGAGATTGCGCCCCAAGACCTTGATTTAACATAAACTGATAATTCGGTGCTAAATTACTCTGTAATTGTTGTGGTCCAAATCCTTGAGTAAGACTTGGTAATTGAGACTGTAATTCAGATAAACCTTGTTGACCAGTTTGAAGATATGGCGTGTAATTTGGGCTAAGTGCTTGCAAATTACCTTGCATTTGCTGTTGACCAGCTGTTGTAGCGTTAGCAATAGTATTAGCCGCAGATTTTGATGCGTTACTATTTATGTAAGAACTAACTAACGCTGTACCTCCAATTATTCCAGCCGCCCATGCGTAAGACATATTAATCTCCTAAAACTTTTGTTTTCAATACATTTCCTGGAGCATACATAGACAATTCATCAAATTCAACCAAGTCTGCTTCAATTTCATCCATATTGGTTTTATCGGTAATGTGTACCGTAATTCCAATTGAATCTGTTAATGCTAAAGTAACACGTTTAGTGCCTGTTTTGCATTCAATTATATCGCCCGCACTCAGTTTACGCATCCCTTTTTCTGTCCAAGCAATAATCTCTCCTTTGGCGCACATAAAAAAATGTTCTTTTTTGTGTACTTTACCGACAATCAACGTTCCAGCTTTTCTTGGCAATTTTCGACAATACATACCACCGCTGAAATAATGCTCAGTATCAAATACTGGTTGTTCCATTTTGGCAATTTCAGTTTGCAACTGTTCAATTTCTTGACGATTTGGTATTTTGGCTAATTGTTCCAAAACTTCATATTGATGCTTAGAATCATCGGAGTCAAACGATAATTCATTGCTGGGGATAAGTACAAGCTCCATCAAAATACGCCTCCTGAGATGCCGCCTATTGCGTTTAAAGTGCCATTTATATATTCGTTTCCGTTTATTGTTTGTTGACCAGTTGTGGTTTGAATAAAACTAGGGTTTTGCAACCATAACAACCAAGGTAAAGAAGGTCTGCCAGTTGTTTGATCTAGAAATTGACCTTGTGGTATGTTGATGTTGGAATTTGGTTGTGTTGCCATCAATTTTCCCCAACTTCAGCTTTCAAATTTGCTGAAACAATAACTGCTTTAACAGGGTCTGTTATTGCAACTTCAAAAATTCTATCTCTTGCCCAACCCAATCGTCTCCATATAGCACGGTTTTTGTATTTACCAACAGCGCCAATACTTACCCAATGTTCGTTAGAGTACGTTGAACCGCCATCGTTTGACCAACGTAACATGGCTTGAGGATTTTTCCCTTGTCCGTTTTCTAAACCAACACCAGGCTGAAATTGAATTTGTAGTTCAGCAAAATATTGTCTTTGTAAATCACTTGTAATGTGGGGCGCACGTCTTAATCTGCGAATGGTTGAACCGTTTTCTGTATAGTTAGCATTATCTAACGCATAAATGTTTCCATTAGCGTAATCACCAACTAAATACAAATTGTTAAAAAACGCACCGCAATTTGAACGATGACGATTAAATTGAACACCGTCCCAAGACAGCCATTTATGCCACATTTGAGAAGCAAGGTCATACACCCAAGTTATGTTGATAGACGGAAATGTAACAACATAAAATTCGTGACCTTCAAGCTGATATGTATAGGCAATAGCGTCTGAAACCGTTTGATTCAATAAAGTTTGTTCAACAGCATGAGTTGAAAGACGGGTAAAAGCATAGCCTTGAACAACGCCAATCATTGCTTGACCTCGGCTGTCTTTAGAAACAAACATAAACATTTCGGAAAATCTAGCAATAGAACCGACAGCCGCCAATCCGTGTTGCATCATTGTTCCCTGTATGCGCTGAAAAGGGAAAGAAATAATGCCTGTAATAACGTTGCCTACATCAACCCAAACTTCCGTTGTTTGTTGACCCAATAAATACACTTGCCTATGGTCTGCTATTAAGCCTATGATAGGGTCAGGTGCGGCATCTTTTGTACCGTAATAAGCGTTTGTAGACAAACTTGACCCAAGGTCTGTACAAGCCCAATTTCTAGTGCCTACGTTGTTATAAACGTTGTAATTGTCGCAAACGTCTACAACTGAAGCGCCTTGCCATGGACCATCTGTACTAGGCAAAACAGTAAATGTATTTGTACTAGCAACCCATGTGTAACGATTCGCACCATCAACTATATAAGCTGTTAAACCGTTATTAGTAGTGATGTTGTCAGATATAGAAACAAATCCTTGATTTGTTGTAAGTAAACCAACTTTTGTATAAACGTAAGACGTATTAACAGAATAAACAGAACTATTTATTACAACAAGCAATATAGAATTACCCGATAAATTACGCATAGCCCTTACTGGACCAACTTCAGGCTGAATAATTTGCGTCAAGCCTGGTGTCGGGTAAAGAGCAACAACGCCCCTTATGCCTGGCTGTTTAAGCGGGTCAATCTCAGGATAAAAGTTGATACATTCTTGAGCGTCCTGGTAAATACTAGGCGTTTCATAAGATGGACCAACAAAGCCAAAATCAGCCATTTTTTAATACTTTAAAATTGTTAATAATAATCTCAGCATAAGCAATATCTAAAATTATTAAAAGCCATTCTTGCATTGCAAAAAAATATATTCCTGTACAAATAGCAATTTTTGCTATTACAAGACCAGTTTTTAATCCAACCTCAGAAAATAACCAAGCCATAACTGGATTAGCCTCATGTCCTACATTAGAAGATAAGGCTTTCCAAGTTGTGTAAATATCAAAACATTGAAGTAAACAAAAAACAATAAATAAATAAATCATTTTTTACCCTTTTATCTAAAAAAACCACCTGACAAAATCCATCCAGCATCTTTGGAACGTGATGTTGTAATAACTTCATCGTACCTTGAAACTTTAGGGGGTTTCATGTTTGTACGTTTAACAGTCGATTTGCCTTTTGCGGCAAATTGCTGAATCATTTGTATTTGTGTTGGCGAAGCCTTTCCATATGAGGGCATTAAATATTCAGCCAAACACCATTCAAGAGCCATGTTATAGCCTTGCGGTAACGTAATCGTATCAGTTAAATTTGTATATTGAGAAAACAAAGTGTCGGCAAAAAGGTGCATTTCGCCTTGTGCTGGGTTGGGCCATACAAAAATATTTCCCAAAATTTCTGTTGGCTGGTAATAGAACGCTTTAGGCCATGGACCATTTAGTGTTTTAAGACCAATCAACTGATAACTATCGTAATCCAACACAGTAAGCGGGTAATCCAAACCGCCATTCACAATCGGATAACCGTTGCTATTAGTCGCTATACGTACAAACCCTGAATTTATAGCTAAAGGTCTTGGATAAAAAGCGTTGATTGTCGTTGAAGACACTCCTGTTGGGTAATTTACATTGAGTTGGTATGTTCCAGCTTCATTGATATTACCCCCAGCTCCACTACCAAAAGCAACAATTTTAGTGCCGTTTGTTATTCCTGTACCAGATATTGTTTGATTCAGATTTATTGCCCCTGAAGTGATTGAGGTGACAGTTAAAGTTGTTCCTGATATAGAACCCGTAAACACCGCTCCAATTTCTCCGTTTGGTCCAATTGTGTATTGCGTCTGACCTGATGTGAGCGTCCAAATAATTTCAGATTGATAATACACCATCATTTCTTCATTTGACCATTGGTCAAGCATGTTTAACAACATATTGAAAGCGTCTTGAGCCGCATCTGCTGTTGGCACTTCACCAGCCTCAAGTGCTCCAATATCTTTTAATGCTCTTGAAATTATGTCATTTGGAGTTGTCATTGTAAAAACTCCACAACATCACCAGCATTTAAACCTGAAACAAATGTAATTGTTGATGAATTAGTCTCTGTGTAATTTAAAGTAACAATTTGTTTGCTTCCATTTACAAAAACTTTCATACTATTATTTCCTGTAGTATAAGAAAGACCTGTAAATACAGTTTGTCCAGCAGTTGCAGTTACTGATGATTCTGTACCAGCAGAGGGCAAACCAGATAAATTATCCATTGACCAAATTTGTACTGCTGCACTTGTTTGCAATACAAATTTATAATTAATCCCACCAGTTAACCAAATTTCATTAGGAGGTCTACCAGATGAATCTAAAACAATTGGATTTGAATTAGCAATACTACCAGATGCAGTTGTATAAGTAGCAGTAGATGTTGTTGTTCCTGCTAAATATGTATATAACAAACCACCAGATAAAGGCACACCATTGTTATCAAAGAATTGCCATCCAGCGCCTCCAAGTGGTGAAAGATTTGTTGACATATTAAACTCCTAAATATTAATTAACCAACTACCCAAGCCGAACCATTGTAAAAAACAGGAGTTTTTACTGTTCCACCACCTGTAAGTGAACCTAAAAATGTAGGAGAAACTGCATCAGTAACAAATGCTCTTGCTCCTTGAGGTGCAGATGGCAATGTAGAAACAGTATAAATACCTAATAAATTATTACCCCATGTACTTGAATATGTGTAATCTGCTCCAGAACTTACAACATTACCACCAGCAATAGAACCAGTACCAAGAATTCCAGTTATATCTCCTGATGTATTAGTTTGAACAACATTATTAAGTAATCTTGTATATGTATTTCCAGATGCTAAATTTATACCATAAGCAGTATTTAAATTAGATGTATTACCATTTACTGTTATATAACTACAGTTTGTTAAATATATTCCATTTGAACAATAACTTACATCATTTCCACTAATAGTAATATTTTGACCTGAATTTATTGAGATTCCTTGCACAGATGCAGAAAATATTTTATTACCTGAAATGACAATTTCTTCAAGAACACCTACTGTAACTACTGGAGGTGTTAAAGTTACACTTCCAGTAATAATTCCATAAACACTATCTGCTACAGTATTGCCTGTGCAAGTAATTCTTTTTGGATTTTGTCCAGTATTGGGATGTTGTAATAATGAAATTCCATACAAATTACCAATAACAAAATTACCAGTTATAACTGCATTAATTGCACCAGCGGCATCAATGCCAGGTGCATAATAATTACCACTTACAATAATTCCTGATTTGTTTACATAATTACCTACACAAGTAGTTCCAAAAGTATTTGTAAATCCAATTCCAGAATCATAAGCATTAATAATAGTATTATTTGCAATAATATTATTTGATGAGCCAGTTGAAATTGTCATTCCATCCCACTTGCGAGTAATGTTAATGGTATTTCTTAAAAATTTTGAATTTACTGAACCAAATATTAACCAACCAAAACCAGCAGTATTATAAATAGTGACACCACTTATTTCAGAATTTGTAAACCCACTACTTATTGAAATACCACTAAATGTACTTCCTTGATTTGAACAATCAACATAAAAATTACTTAATAAAACATTAGAAATGCTTGTTGCTGTAAATATGTCATTTGATACAGTTTTACAAACAAATTTTGTAGTCGGCCCATCTCCAACAATTGAAACATTGCTTAACAATGTAACTTGACTTATAGAATAAGAACCACTTGGAAAATATAACTGACCACCACCAGCACTATTTAAAGCAGAAATTGCATTATTAATATATGTTGATAAATCAGTTGTACTTGTATTTGTACCAACTGGAATAAAATCAAGAATACTTACAGTTTCTTGTAATTTAATGTTGATTGGTAAATTATATGAATTTGAATATGACTGTTGATATTTTGGTACAAGTGTTGTCATTTTATTTCCTAAGCAATATTAGCCGCTTTTAGTCTTGCTCTTAATGATTGAATTTCCGCAACCAAATATGCAATCAATTCAGGTGTAGATGGATCAATCATTTGATAAGTTGGATTTCCTTCAGCATCTACTGCATTTGCATTTCCTACAACAGATTTTGGTATAACTTGTTGAATTTCATCTGCAATAAAACCAACATCAGCAAAATTATTTGAAATCCAATTAAATGAACTTGGTTTCAATGAATCTATAATTGGACCGCTTTGATCAGTAGTTATTAATTGAATATTTGTTTTTAATCTTCTATCTGATAAAGAACCATAAATAACTGATGTCCCGTTGTAATTAATAGTCCCTGTGGCAGTCCCACCTTTGGCAAACACAACATAATTTTGTGATGTGCTCGATGAAGTACCAGCTATTAATAAAACATTATTGTTTGTTACTGTGTTATAAAATGAAGCATTATAGTTTGAAGGCCCATTTCCTGAAGCATTAAATATACCAGTAGCAGTAGTTGTACCAACATTTAAATTAGTACCATCAAAATTTAATGCTGTTCCTGTTGATAAAGCACTTGTACTAGAAGCATATACCACACCATTTGCTGTGAATGATGTTAATCCTGTTCCACCATAACCAGTACCTATTGTTGATCCTGCCCATGCTCCTGCATGATTAGTGGCAGTTAAAGTGCCTGTACTTGGTACAAAACTTAATTTAGTGCTAGAAGTTGTTTGTGGCAGATTTCCAGTTGTAGCAGAAACAATTGTTGGATACCAAGTAGCACTAGAGCTTGTATTATCTGTTATAGCAGTATTTGTTGCGTTTGTAGCTGTACCAGCTGTTGCCGCATTTAAATTTGCTACTTGTGTAGTTGAAGATACTGTAAATGGTGCTGTTCCTGTTGAAACAGTAGAAGTAAACACGCCCGAAGCTGAAATAGTGGTAAACGCTCCAGTAGATGCTGTTGATGCGCCTATTGTTGTGCTATTTATTGAGCCTCCTGTAATAGACACGCTATTAGCATTTTGATTGCCTAACGTGCCAACAAGCGTAATAACAGCATTACCAGCCGCATTTAGTGTATAGACTTTCTGATCTGCTAAATTTAAAGCAATTTCTCCTAAATTTAAATTAGCAACAGTTGGAGTATTACTTCCTGTTATTGAATAATAAAGTTGTATTGGGGTATACCCTGTTTGTGCCATTACACGCTCACTTTAAAAGTTTCAGGTGGAGACCAAGGCGCTTTTGTATTGACGTTTTTATTCAATGCGTCTAACTGTTCTTGTAACCTAGATTCTATGGCATTTACACCATTTTGAGTTGAATCTTCTTTAGCCCAAGCGCAAACTGTCTCGTGTTGAATACTGTTGAAATCAGGTTTTGGTGTGCGTTCTTTGATTGGCAACCAACCTTCTGTTGCAACAATATTTGTTCCATCAGTTACAGATGCAAAATAACGCACTTGTGTAATTGTTTCGTTTTCTGAATGAACTTCAAGTATTTTCCAATTAAACATTAGAATGTACCTCCATTTACACCGTGTGATGTACCAGTTCCGCCATAAGTTGTAGCAACAATAGTGCCTTGCCAAGTGCCAGTTCCAATTGTGCCAACAGTCGTCAAACTGCTTGTAACAATACTACTAGGCAATGTTGTGCCAGTTAAATTTGATGCCGCTAATGACCCGCTAAAAACAGTCGCAGTCAAAGTACCCGTTGAGGGTTGATATTGTAATTTTGTTGAACTTGTGTATTCAGTTGCTACGTTACCACTTGTCTGATTGGCAAACAAAGGGTATCTTGTGCCCGTTGAAGTTGTGTCGTCAGTTATAGTCGCATAAGCAGTTGGCAACACCCAGCTAGGGGCGCTTGTGCCGTTTGATTGCAAAACATATCCAGATGTTCCAGCCGACAAAAATAACGTGCTTCCTGACGCAGATTGATAAGGAATGTACCCAGCTCCACCACCGCTTAAATTTGTTGCACTCGACACCGTTAAAGTGCTTGCTGACACCCAACTTGGAGCTGAAGTACCGTTGGATTGCAAAAGTTGAGACGCAGACCCAACTGCTGTGAACCCAGTTGCACCAGTTGCGGTTTGATAGGGAATAACCCCAGCTGAACCACCTACAATGTTTGTCGCTGACCCAACTGAAAGGGTTGATTGACTAACCCAAGCTGGAATTGCCCCAGTTCCTAGCGTTTGAAGAATTTGTCCCGAAATGCCCGCAGATAGGAAAGAAGTTGAACCTGAAGCTGTTTGATAAGGGAAAGCATATGTGGAACCCCCTGACAAATTAGTTGAAGAAGTTGCTGTTGCGGCATTACCACCAATAGACAGCGATGTTGCTGTTCCTGAAATATTTGTACCCGTGATTGTGGGCGTTGTTGTGAATGTTGGTGTTGAACCGCCTACTAAAACGCCCGTACCCGTAGCAAAGGCTGTTACGCCCGTTGACGATTGATACGGAACAGCTCCAGCAGAACCGCCAATGATATTAGTTGTATTCGTTGCGTTTGTTGCGTTTGTTGCGTTTGTAACATATGTATTACCTATTACGCCAACAATTTGATTTGCCGTAGCCGCAGTAGCGTTCGAAGTTGAATTTGCGTAAAGCAATCCAGTTATACCCGTAACAGCCAAATTCGTTGTAGTTGTAGTTGTGGCTGAAAGAGTAGTAAACGCACCCGTAGATGGCGTTATATTGCCAACTGGCGTATTGTTTAACGCTGTAATCGTAATACTTACGCCTGTAATTGACCCGCCCGTAATTTGGGCGTTGTTGGTCGTCATTGTCGTAAACGTACCCGTACTGGCGTTTGTCGCACCAATAGCAGTACTATTAATTGTGCTATTCGTTATTGTTGCAAAGTTGATTGTGTCTGAACTAAGAGGGGGAGAGAAAAACTCCCCCCCTGGTCCAACTAATCCAACGCAAACTCCATTTACATCAAATATCGCCTGTACAGGAACAATATTTGTTGTGACGGTGACTGCGGTTTGGTTTGACATCAGTATGGAATACAAGTCATAACAATCACATCACCAGCAGACATATTTGCCGCTAGTCCAGTAGTAATGCCATAACCCGTTACAGTTACTGATGTAGTGCTACTAGCAGTCTGTTGTAAAAACAAAGCAGAACCATTGGTAACATCGTTAGCTAAACACATCCAACCATTTGGCGCTGTTGGCAAAGTAATTGTGCCGTTTGCCGCACCACCGCTTCCAACTGTTACAGCAAAACAATTTGTTGTAGCGCCTTTTATTGTAGGAGCAGTACCAAAACCGCTTGCTATAACGGGTTGTGAAGCAAACGTGTTCAAAAGTACCGTGTTAGGTGTATTTGTATTTGCTACTTGATTGGTCATGATTGATCTGCCATTGGAGTAATGTAAAGCGTTGTTGTGCCTGTACTTGTAATGGCGCTTACAGAAAACCCGTTGGGGGGTACTGCAATTACCATTGGTGAAGTCATAGCAACGCCTAAAATTACCGTGTTAGTAGGGCTTCCAGCTGTTGGAAGTACTGCGGCTGGAGCAG